TTTGTCAAAAAATGATATACCCCCCGGGGGTATCCCCCAATGCAGTTCATCACACTTCACTCTCACATCTTGACACGCGCTCTGCCGTCTGCTACCGCCTGTTCGGTCAGTGGCCGGCATCACATGGTTTGGGCTTGATTCGTATATTGGTTGGTGTACTATTTGGTTATCGCCAGGAGGTGAAGGGCACCGGGGCGGGAGGAGAGGAATGATGGATATGTGGTTCTGCCTTACGTCTAATATGCTGAACGTTATTGCATCACGTTCTGGTAACGTCTATTTTGTTGACGCTTCGCGTTGTGCCGTTAAGATGAACGGTATTGTTATTAGTCTACTGCGAAAAGGAAATGAATGGTTTGTTTCGTCTTCTAGTAAACGTTTTTACGATCTGGTGGGACGGTATGGCAAGTCAGCTGAGCGTGGTTTCCCGGTCCACTTGACTGAGATTCAAATGTTCGGCGTCCTTACCTACATTTGCAACATTCGACCTGAGGAGGAAAAGTGAAACGTCCTGATATGATGATGGTGGCAATTCTGTTTTGCGTGGCGATGATTATCGTAATGACAATTGGGTTCGCGTTCTTCGCGCTTGGGGTTGCCACTACCTTCATCCCGGTGCAATACTGACCTCGTAGGTCCTCCTCTCCTACGGCAAGGCCCCGGTCACCATGACGGTGACCGGGGCCTTTCGGTGCGTGCTCAGACCTGCTCTGAGACGTCGGCCAGGGCCTGCCAGGCGGCTTGCGTGGCGGGGCCCCAGATGCCGTCGTCCTCGACTCCCAGGGCGCGCTGCATGGCCTCTACAGTCCTGTCATGGGCTGCCATACTGGCCTCACCCCAAACGCCGTCCTGTGCGGTTCCTACGACTTCCTGGGCGTATGTCACGCCGAAGGGGAAGGACTGGCCACCCCACGAGGAGGCGCTGACGACGGCCAGGATGCGCTGGCGCGTGTCCGGGCCGATCACGCCGTCGGGGTAGGCGCCCACGGCACGTTGCAGGTCCTCCAGCCGCCTCGTGGGCGGGTTGAGTGACCCTACCCCTGTGTCGGTCCACGGGTAGCGGATGCAGTGGCTGATATGGGCCCATGGGCGGTGCTGGCGCATGACCAGTCCCCCGTCGTCCCATGAGTACTCGCTGGTGTTGAACTCGATGGTGTTGACGCCGGTTGCGTCGGTGGACTCGACGCAGCCGATGTGGTCATCCTCGCCGTCGTCGTGCCAGTCAAAGGTGACCATGTCACCGGGGCGGGCGGCGCCGGGTTCGACGAGCCAGCCGCGGGCTCGTGCGGTGTTGACGCGGGCGGGGACGTAGGCGGAATCGAAGTCGGTCACACCGACTTTGCGGAGGCAGTAGGAAAGTCCCATGTCGCAGAAAGGAACACCGGACTGTCCGAATACGGCGCCGTGGCGGGTGGCGTAGTCGCGCCCGTACTTGGTGCCCTCGGCCTCATCGGTCCATCGGCTGTATCCGACCTCTTCTGCGCACGCGTTAATGAATTCCTGTGCGGTTGCCATTACTCGGCCTCGTGCTTTCCCTGGTAGGTGTTCTTGGGGGTGTTAATGGATGCGACGGCGAAGAATGCGGCTCCGATCGCGGTGAACGCTGCGGATTCGTCGCCACTGAGGTAGCCCTTGACGGTGAGGTAGGCCATGACGGCGATCATGAGGTTGTAGCACCACATGCGGGTGGTGGGGGACGTGACTGTCTCGATGATCTTATTCATTGTTGATCCTTTCTAGAATCTGGTTCAGTAGGCGGGTGTGCTCATCAAAAGCACTTGTGCCGTGATTAGGCCGAGAATTAAAAGCAGCAGAATTAACTTTCTTCTCAATACTGTCTAACCTTTCCATAACCCCCAATCTCCCGGGGACGCCGGGACGGGCAGGCTCTCCGTGCCAGTCCTCAAGCAGACACTCTATAGACTTGAACTGTCTGTAGACCCACCTGCCAGCGGCCAAGACCGAGCCGATGATGGTGATGATACCGACGACTATTCCAACATCAATATGTGACGTCATTTAAAAATCTCCGTGAAGGTGTTTCGGGACTTTGGGGAGTCAAACAGGATGAGCCCTCTTCTCCATCGGTTGCGTAACATCTGCATAATTCGGTCGTTTGGTTTCACATAGATGTCACCCTCTTTCATCGCCTTGTGGTCAATGCAGTACATAACCTCATTCTTGGGCCTGTACTCCTGAATAGTGAACATGGGCAGGTCGGTCCAAACAGAGAAGCATCCATTGCGCGTGCGTATGGTGCAATAATATTCAGCCTTACCGCTTTTCTTGCCGATGAAGTCGTCAGTGTTGTCCTTGAACTTATTACTGATAGCGTACTCGGCATATGACTCATCGGTGCTCATCACGAACTTACCGAAGCGAGTGTTAGCAACGTCGTTCCTGAACTGAGTGTCATCCGCGAAATGGCAGACGATAAACCCGTCACCCGCCTTGACGAACTCAGAGTCTGGTCTCAGGTCCCACTTGAGCATGTACGGGTTCATAATGCTCGCTGAGTTGGAGAGCATAAAAACCGTCGTCTTGTCCTTGTACCGGTCGACAGTCAGGTAGAAGTTGTTGAAGACGCGCACCTCATCATCCAGGTAGCGAATTTGAGGGTTTTCGATAATGAACTCATCAAAAATGACAGTGGTGACCAGCGGGTATGCGGTCGATTTCTGGGCCTGAGAAGTGCTGAGGACAGAGAAGTAGCCGATGGTGTCCCATTTCTTGTCACCCTCCATTCGCATGACAGCATTGTTCCCGTGAACGGCGAACTCATACCCCGGGAACTCGTGCGCAATGTCGTCGAAGAACGTGAATCGTCCTTTCTGCTCCACGCGGTGACGGCGGAGGTAGATGAACTGCTCACCTTTCTTGATCGCGTTGCTGATAGCGATTTTCTTCGCGCCGTAGGTCTTACCGGTACCACGGCTACCTACGATCATGAGATAGCGTGCGCCGTATGAACGAATACGGCTGAAATCGTAGTAGTGCGTGATCTTTCCGTTCATTTCCTCTCCTACAGGATATGACGCCTAACCGTCCACCAACTGGCGTCGTCAAGCATAAAGATTGAGTTAATATGTGGACCGGGCCTAGGGCCACCGTGACCAATAGTGTGAGACCCGTCGCCCGTATACATCTCCACGTGATCGGTGTGGGGATATCCGCCGCCCCAACTCATGACAATCATATCGGCCGTGGTCATCTGCGCAATCTGCGCAGGGGTAGGGTGACCATAACCCCGGACAACCTCCGTACCACGGTTGTACTGGTCACCAGTCCACGTACCAACGTTGATCCCCACCGTATCCATGTAGGCGCGGTAGATGGTGCTAGAACAGTCCCCGAAACCTGACTGGTCAGGGTTAAGACGGCCAGGCGCCTGCATATAGGCAAACTTCATCTGCCTGTCATACATCCATTTATAGACCGCGTAACGCTTCGACGCCGCATCCCCTCCCCCACCACCAGGCGGCGGAGCCGCACCACCACCAGCATTACCCGGCGTGGCCGCACTACCCCCGTTGCTCACACTGTTCGAGCCCGTCACCCACTGGCGCGAGTTCCCCGTCGGGTACCCGGTGACCACGCCTGACGTTGTGCTCAGGTGCAGCAGCCCGCTCCCGTCCGCCCAAGCACGCGTGAGCGAACCGGCGTTAGAGCCACCGCTGGTCGCTCCCCCGCTACCACCGTTACCAGGACGGGACGGCGTTGCAGCGCCGGGTGTGGAGACACCTGACGTGTCATGGTTCTTAATGATCTGGTAAGCCTGGTTGTACCTGTTCGGGTACTTGCCCAGCACGCCGTTGTTCAGTGTCGCGTGGTGGAACGCGTCCAGTGACGCGTTACCGCCAACGTTGTTAGCGACCTGAATCGCGTACCGCGGCCCCTGGTGGTAGGCGACGCACCAGTAGATGAACGAGTCGGTGTTAGTGTTCGGGTCAATGCCCAGATTCTTAGCAGCCGTGAAATAGCCCTCAAGGTCAGCCACCAACTGGGCGTCCTGCTCTTTGGCGCCTGCCCTCAGCAGAGGGAGAAGTGACTCTCCCTCTGCCTTGGACAACCACCTGTTTGTCCACCACGAGTCGTTTCCGTGAGAGGACAGGTCGGCTTTAAGGGATGAGGCAACGCCGGCGAACTCCGTAGCGTGAGCAGCACCCATTTTCTTGATAATGTCTGCTGCTCGCGGCCCGTACCACTGCGCAATTCCCACAGTGATCGGGTCATTGTAGTTGATCGAGTCGTATCGCATTGACGACTCAACCGTGCCGATAGCCTTAATGGCTACTTTCTTTGCTGTCTCATCCCAAGCCACTTGAATCTCCTAGAAGATACGGTAGGTCATGTTCACCTGATACGTCTGATTAGCAGACAGGATATCGCCCGCGTGCATCCCACCAGTCTTAGCAACATACACGTATTTGTAGGTACGGTCATTGCCGATAATCGGTGACATAACACCATCATATGGGCGTGCCCAACCGGGTAGGTCCATCAACTTAACGTCATATCCCGCGTTAGACGCGCCGATCTTGAACGTGCCCTGAATGTTCACAAAGTCGTCATGACGCTCACAGTTCAGATAGTTGTAGTCACGCTGGATCGCGCCGGCCGAAAGAGTGTGCAGGTCAAACGACGGAGGATTGAGGAACGACGGACCACCGTTGATCCAGTTGATAAACAGTTGCTTGACGTGCCGATACCCGGCCTCCGTCAGGTGGACATTATCCGCTCCCTGGTCCCAAGACTTGGCTTGCTCCTTACCGAAATGCAGCCAGGACCTCGACCCCTCGCACACGATGGCACCGAACGGCTTACCCGCTGAAATCACCTCGTAGGTGCGGGACACGCAACTACGGGCCATCTGAACATACTCGTTCAGGGACGCCTCGTTATACGTGACGGGCAGGACGTAGATGGTCGCGTTGGGGAAGTGCTGACGAACCAGCGAGAAGAACGTGCCCGCCTGGTTGGTGACGGAGTTCTGTGCCCGAATGTCGTTCAGCATGTCAATGAGGAAGACGTACTTGGTGGCACGTTTCTTCTCATCACTCATTCGGGAGCGAGCGTTATTCACCTGAGTAATGAAGTTGTTATCAGGTGTGCTTGTGAAACCACCACCTCCAATGGCGTAGATATTGGGATTGACGCCCATATCCCTGCAAAGTCCCTCGGTCCATCGAAACGCTTCAATTGTCGCGTTGGATGAACCGAAGACGACACCCTCCGTGAGTTTCGGGTCCTCGAGGAACAGATCGTTCGCTTGCGCCTTGGTGTAGTAGTTATTGAGGATATTCTGGATATCAGACTTAACCTTCTCGATAGCCGCGTCAATCTTCCCGATACGCTGCTTGGTGGCAACCTGAATACGGGAGGAATCCTTCATCGGAGCGTCGACGAAATCGCCACCCTCGATACGATCGAACCGCGCGTCGACAAGGCGCGCCTTGAACGACTCGATGAGTTCGTTCATCGCCTTGATCTTCTCATCGGTACTCTTACGGGAGTCGTTGAGGAATGACTCAAAGTCGTCTAGCTTCTTCTTCGAGTCCTTAGCCCACTGCTCGGCAATACGGTTAATCTCCTTGACCATCCCCTCAACTTCCTTGCCGAAACCCTCAGCATAGGTGATGGTGTCAATCACGGCCTTACGGATACGCTCAAGAATCTCGAGCACCGTCAGCCCGTTATTGTAGGTGAACGGCGTTGAATACGGCGTAGTAGGCGGGCTCAGGCGATATAGGGCGGCGTCAATAGCGCTAACCCGAGGGTCGTTAGTATCCATACCAATTATCTCCAATCATATCTACGGGCGGTGTCCAAATGAGCATAAATAACGACTCAAGTTGGGCTATAACCATCATATCAACATTTATAATAGCGTCGCGATGGGCTTGAATAAGCGACGCCATGGAGCCCGAGAAGCCCTCCTGACTACTGGACCCGCTACCATCGCTGGAGGACGTGCTGGACTGTGAGCCGCCGCTAGTGCTAGAAGACTTGACGCCCGTTAGTGACGTAGAGTCGGCCGCGCCCGTCGCATAGTCCCCGTTGCCTGAGAGCATGACTTGAGGCGTTTCGGACTGGACTGCCCGTGACTTGGCGTCAGTGGACGATGTGGAACTTCCCTTCTCGCTGGTCTCGCCAGTGGTACGAGTCGTGCCGGCGGAAGTGTTCTTGGACGTCATGCGGACGGTGAGGAACGGGTCTCGCTTGGTGAGTTCGGACTCGTACATCTGGTTGTAGTAGGGCATGATCTCATTCATCTTAACCTTTAACTGGAAAAGGAAGATGTCAATGGTCTCATGTCCGATCTCATTGAACCAGAAGTGCTGCTTGATCTTGGTGTTCAGTGGCTTACGGTAATCCTCCGAGAAAATAGGGTAATGGGATAGCGCCTCATCTATCAGACGCTCATCTATCCTTCTCAGTTCCGTCGTGTAGTTACTCATTAGGGCCTCCCAGGTCGGTGCTGTTCGTGGATTCCTGGTCGGCAAGAGGGTTCATCTCAGTCATAGGGTTCAACATCTGCATGTCAGTAGTACCGGCCGAGTCATCGAGGTTCCACGTGACGTCAACATTCAGCCCGTACTTGGCGTTAATCCACTCACACGCGTACTTACGCGCTTGCAGGTTCACGGCACGCATAGCAAGTACCTGACCGGAGGACCCACTTGCCTCCTCAACGACCATCCGCTCTTTCTTAGAGGAATTAACATTCATAATCCCCAGGAGAGTTAACGCCTCATTCCAGGTCTTAACCTTCGCCTCCATCACGTTAGGGAGATAGTCCTTATTGATGCCCGTGGATATGGAACTAATCTTGTCCTGCAACGTCCCAAGCCCGGTAGCGGAGGAGACCTCAGCAATCATGGGATTACCCTCGGCTAGTTGCTTATACGCATCCATGACGGACTTGCGCTCATTCGTGTCAGCCGTCAGGAGTACCGGCACCCTCATGTGAATGAGGTCAATCTCAGTTGTGGTGTCAATCTCCGCTAGGCGACGCGCGTACACCCCAACAATATCCGTGTCTCCGGTGCGTAGATAGTTGTTCCAGATCGGCACGCAATCGTCCCCTTTCATTGTCTTATTGACCATCGTGTTCCCGTAGACAATGAATTCAGTTGGGTTATTATACATGTTAGGAGTTCCCATACCGGACCCGCGCAGTGCAAAATAACGATTGAATTCGTTGTCCCAGAAAAACACTGATAAACCTTGAGAGAACAAAGTCATCTCAAGGAACCTAGGATCAATCTCCTCAGGAAGACCAGTCCAGTGATACCGATTCATACACATTTCGGAGAGCACTCGGGCGTACATCCCCGTAAGGATTTCCTTCCGCATAGTGCCCGGGTCGATCACCATTTCCTTAAGGAACGGTGCGTAAATATAATCGTTAACGAAATCTGGTCTACTCACCTGAGGGCCCCTTCCTTGTCCCAGATAATCGCCTCATTATCAAGCGACACATCACCATAGAACTCGCTGTCAGACATAGGACTATGCCATACGGTCACACCTTTCTCAAGGATACCGCGAAGAGTATCGATATACATTTGAGGGCACGAAGAGGAGACGATACGCACGTCATGACACTTCCAGTAACTAAACCTGTCCATCGTCTGTAGACGTGGCGGCAACTGAGAGAGGAAGAAATCGCACGCATACCCGTAACGCTCCCAGAACTGTCCCTGCCTACGAATAACGTCGACAGACACCATCTTCAACTTGGCGAACACAAGCGCACCGTTCATAATCCAGTTGAAAGGGTCACCGCCACTAGCGCTAGAAACTGACGGGGGAGTAATCTGTGCATCCCGCACGCTGGCGTTAATGGCCGCAATCTGCTGCTGATAATCGCCCTGAGACGCCCATTTAGCTAGATCACGGTTAGCCGCCGCGTTAGTACCGGTAAGCATGTTCTGCTCACTCTGGTTAGCACGCGTCAAGTTCTGAGAGATAACGTTGCTCTGGTTTCGTGCATTAATGTCAATAGCAGTGGAAATGTCGGACGTAATCTGACCCTGAACATACCCACCCAACTGACCGATGCCGCCAAGCGGATTACTCAGTGCCGTAGATGCGGCACCACCAATACCGCTAATAGCACGATTAGCGCTGTTCACTTGCTGGTGGGCCATCTGTGCGGTGTTGGCCAGAGCAGTGTTCAAGTTCTGCGCACCAAGGTTATTCTGCATGATCGCGTTACCGGTGCGGATTCCACGCATAGTTGCGTCAAACGAGGTATCAGCAGCGCGCGTGGACTTATCGAGCCCCCACGTAGCAGCATTGCGGCTCTGCGCGATTGAGTGAGCGTGAGACGCATACCAGATCATGCTCTGGTCGTTAACAACCGGAACGTGCGGGAAGTTGTCAATAACCATCGCCTCATTCACGTACTCAGTATCGGTCTTCCACGCTGTATCGTTTTTGTCGCTGTTGTACTCACCTACGTAGGCGACAATACGCGGGGACGGTGGAAGCAACTGAAACTCAACTCTCAACTCAAGACGTTTACCCCAGTTAAGGTACTCTGGTGAGACTGTGAGAGTCTGCCCGTTATTGAATGACAGTTCGATGTGCATGTATGGAGACGTGTAGAACTTAAAGAATCTCTTGAGTCGTCTAAGATTCTTTCCCTTAATGTTGTTGTTATTGGCTTTAAGGAAATCGGGTAGTTTTGTCGGGTGAAAGTCGTATGCAACTTCCACGTTCTGAAAGTTGGAACTGTGCGTTATACGCTTCAATCCATAACTACCCAACTTACCATTAATGGTCTCACCGGTAATGACGTTGGCGGGGACATAGTAGATATCCTGAATACCCTGCGATACCCATGGAGCCCCACTCAGTTCCTTCATAATCTTAGGAAGGTCGGTTAATGAGCACATGTAGTATGATGCGCCGGAAATGAGGGAAATTGATTGGCTGAGTGATTTCGCGTCCAAGTGAGGTACGGTGCTAGTAACATTAGCGCCAGTAGCGGCGTACATCGAAGGGTTACCAGTAGTCCCGAAATCAGCATCAAGATTAGTAGTAGAAATAATGACCGCTACATAGTCGAATTGACGATTAAAGTCGTTAACCTTTCCGGTTACAAGATTACCGAACCAACTCCGATAAATAGTCTGTCTCTCGCCAAGAGAGAAACTCTCCGGCTGCTTGAGCCACAACCGTGAATGAGTCTTGAAATGATCAAAGTTCCAGTGCTCTCTTAACAATTTGGCATTCTGTTCGAGACAGTGTGAACGCTCGATATATGCTGACCGGAACTTGACGCGGTTGTGGTACGTCTGCCACACATCAAGAGAAATAGTTAACTGAGTAGTCTCAGGGGCAATATAGTCCACAGTGTGGATGAAGTAAAAGAAAGTGGTGGCCCTGTTCTCCTGGGAGATCGGGAACGCGTCATTCTGGACAATGAGGTAGTTGAAAACATTAGCCTCACTGAACGGGACATTAACTCTCACTGGTACGTTCTGTGCACAGTAAGTGAGGCGATCGATTGAGATAGTGTGAATATTCCGGTTCCGGTTGTAGTCCTGGATATACTTAATCGTCTCCTCTGTACTGTCAAACCAATACACATCCCGATACATAGAGTCCCACGGCACATTACACAGAGTGACCTCAGTACCCGGCCCCCACACCGAATAATCGAACAGAGTCCCGAACGAAGCACCGTTCGGTAGAGAATTAACGGTCGGCATATCTCCTCCAAACTGAAATGGGCACCGCCCAGGAGGACGGTGCCCATCAGTATAGGAGAGTGTCAGCCGTTCAGACCAGCCACACTATCCTTGGGGACAATGCTCAACTGCTGAGTCTTAGTGACATACTTCCCGGTAGACGGGTCAATCCAAGACACCTTGACACGCGCAATGACCAACTGACTGCTCTCGCTCGGAGCCATGTAGATAAGCCCGTCATTGTCAATACGAGTACCGGTATCCTTGTTGCCCTCGATAGACCACTGCTCAGTGAACTCAATGTCCTCCTGACCGGCCTTAAGCCCGGTCAGAACAGCCTCCAACTGAGCCGTACCGCCCTTGACCATTCGGGCACTGGTCTTATCCACGTTACGCACGTCCAGTTCACTAGAGTCAATCACGAACTGGAGCCGGTCAATAGCAACCGTGGACGCAATCTCAATCGAGTCCCGAGCACTGTCGGGAGCGGTAGAGAACTTGATAATAGGGGCGAACGGTGAGGCAGAGATAATCTCCCAGTGATGGAGGAAGAAATTAGTCTGCCGAGAAATCGGGTTAAACTCAGAAGTAGTCTCAAGGGACGTATCCGCGATGACGAAGAAATCCTTGGTAGTCAGGAACGCCTGAACACCATCCATCGCAACGTCCTCCTGACGAATCTCAACAATTCGAGAAGGAACGTCAGCGTAGGACACGTTGAACAGGACAGCCAACGCGTTCACGTCAAGACCAGACTTGACCTCAGGAGTGGCAAACAGGACAAGTTCATCGGGACGTGCGGCGATCGGCATCTTACCGCCGTTGAAACGCGTAGAGAGGAACTGCATGTTTCCGGCAGTAGCGCGAATCTTACGCAGGAGAGACTTGGCCTCGTCCTCAGTTGAATTCATCTTCGCAACGTCAGGAACGTTCACGTTAAACATGGGGTACTTATTATCCATGACACGGAACAGGGCCGTCATCATGAGATACTCATCCCAGTTATCAGACGTAGTAGGTGCGGACATGATCTGCTGAGTCAACTGGTCAAGACCTGACGGGTCAAGGAATGCCCGCCTAAGCGTGTTATCGTCAATCGTAATCTTGTAAAAATCCTCACGGTCAACAGTGTGAAACGCGGTAGCAACATCAAGGTCGGCGCGAGCGAAAATATCACGCTCAAGGTAGTCACGGTCATGACTGTAGTGATTAGCCTTGACGATACCGACCTGAATCTCCTCAATCGTGTCACCGAACTCGAGGGCGCCGCGCTTAAACTCCTTAAGAGGGTTATACCAGATCGAGTTACGAGCGTACACGAGCCCAATACGGTTAATGAGGGACTCGATAAACTCATTCTTATGGGGACGGAAACTGAAAATAGCGTCAGCAACGTCAGCCACATTACCCTTGTCCGCTGCTGGGATACGCTTGTGATAGTCAAGCGAAGCGTCGTTGCGAATAGCGTTAAGAATATTAACGTTATCCGCGTTGCGGACCTTACCGTAATACCGCCGTGCCATTACTTCTTCTCCTCATCGTCAGAGTCATCAGTGGAAATCAGGTCATCGAACGTGACGCCCTCATAGTCGGCGGCACCGTCCTCGCCCGGCATCTTACTTGCCGCATCACTCGGGTCACTACCGGGCTGAGTCATGAGCAGGTCATAGTTCTTACCCTTAAGGTCGGAGATCATCTTCTCCTTCTCCTCAAGCATCGAATTAAGGTCGGTCATCTTAGAGTCGAAACCACCAGCAAAGTCGGTCATCTCGTTCCAAATGTTCGAGAGATTATCGAGCGTATCGGAATGGTCCGCCCCGAGAATCTCCCCCAAACCGCTAAGGGCACTACTGAACTTGCCCCCAATATCGTCCAAGAACCCCATTTTATCTACCTTTCCGTGCACATAAAGATATGGTGGGTACTTACGTACCCACCATATCACTGCGGAGAGAGACCAGACAGCCCTAGGGGGTGTCAGCCCATCAAGTACCGGGCAGTTTCAGCTGGTGACATCCCGGTCACTCGCCAGTGCTCGCCTTAATCTCTTCCACGGCCTTGGTGACAATCTCCGTCAGAATCTCGGGAACCTCACGACGCAGAGTCCAGTGAGCCTCATCGAGAGCATCAGCGATCTCCTCGGTGACGGTGACAGTCAGGTTCTTGTGTCCAGCCTTGACGCGTGCCATTTCAATTTCTCCTCTACTTGAGTGTGAATGTTGTATTAGAGAGTACCACGCCTCCAGGAACTCTCTTAGGTACGAGTTTACCGTCCCAGGTTCGAGGCGTCAACATGTCTTCCAATCGAACTTGAGCGGCAATCTCGGCCGGCAGTCCAGCAATGTGAACATCATCATGGTCGCCGAACCGCTCGCAGTACTGCTTCGCTCGCAGGAACACAGCGTCATCGAACGGTTGACCGTCATGCTCAACCTTCCATGCGCCTAGTTCGGTGGGGTGTAAGTACAGGTCCGGTTCCTCGGGACCTAGGAGATGTAGAGAGTCCGTATCGCAGTACAGGAACCGGTCATAGTTCGCTTGAGCGCTGTTAATGAGGTCCTGCCGGGCGTAGGCGGTGATGAAGGCGCCCATGGCCGTGTATACGGGGTTACTCTCCTCATGGTCACACATTGCGAGTTGAACGGTGCCGTTCTCATCGAGGTATGGGCGCTTGCCAGTGACGTCGGTATTCTTGGCAAACTTTCCGTACAGTGAGTTAAGGTGTAGTTTAGCAATGGTCCTTGCTCCCCCGGTGCTATTTGCTTTCACAGCCATCCACTTGTCAATGTAATCGTTAAACAGTCCCTCTGTTGCTTTGAAGTTCCAGCACCCGCTAATTGAGTAAATCGTTATGTCGTACTGCTGCATCCACAACTCAAGGTCAACGGACGTAATAGTGACCGTTGTGGGTTCCGGTACCGACTCAAGGAACTCGTTAGCGTTGAACTGTAATGAACGCTTGAGTTGAATGCATGGCAAGTGTCCCGGCTTGAGTTTTGCAGTGAACGTGATCGAGATTGTGTACAAGTCGGCATCGGGGTCCTCACTCTCAGACCACCACGACCTGCCGTAGGGGAGTGGTTTAGTCCTCATCACCCACGGGTACATCGAGTTTTTGTCAATCACGATTCCAGGCCCCGTGCGCTTACGCACCCATTGCTTAGCGGGCATTGCGATGCCTCCCCTGTATGCCGCTCTGATATCGTCGTCTACTGTCTTCGACAGAGTTGGGAACGTCCTGCTGAACCCTTTCCCGTGTAGAGACTTGAACTCTGCGAGTGAATCGGCTCCAACGGTCAGTTTGGTCATCCCGCTTGCGAGAACCACGCGCATGGCTTGAGCCATGATGTAGATATCGTTGTACAGGTATTCCCATTCCTCCTCTATGGGCAGGTACCCGATAGGCCGTTCAGCCTCATAGTCGATCTCTCCCTTAACGGACTCAAGGTTGAACGCCTTAGGCACGTCCCTAACAGGTAGTGGGATTTTCTTAAGCGAATCTCTTAGTTCCGCCTTAACACCATCCTTTGAGATGATGGTGATGGAGTAGAACTTATTCATATTGCTAATGACCGTAGAGAACTCCCCTTTTCCCGGTTTGCCAGCCACCCATTTATATCCGCTCTTGAGGATATGGTCAATAATAAATATACCGTCGAACGCGAGATTATGGAAGAACGTCACATTAGGGGCAGATAGGAGATATGCGACATAGGCGCCAACTCCTAATCCGACCTCATAGTCCTCGTAGTCGTTGATCGCCATACTTCCCCATGACCACACACGGCAGTCAAGAGGATTAGTCGTTGTCTCGAAATCTGCGCACCTAGCGTTAGATATCGAGTGTCTTGGCATACTTGTAATACTCCATTGCCCTACCGATGGACTGTTCGCCTCGCTCCATAGCAGAGTCAATCATCCCATCTGAGAGATGATTAGACCCGTCAAGCACCCTCATTTGCAACTGCATTGCATCATACTTGAGCGCCAACTCATTCGGGAAATCTGTGTAAGCCCAGATAAACCAGAACTGCTCGTCGGACAGGGAATTGAACTTAACGCGCAACTCCTCATCCCCGATGGTATCCATCATGTCATTCATATACCCGCGGGCCTTGGACACTAGTTCCCTGCTAGTGTACTGACGGCGAATATCGTCATTGCGCAGAGCGATCATCTTCGCGCCCTCCGTGCCCATGAGTTGGGTGGGGGAGTAGATCTTAAGTTTCTTCATCCCGTCATACGCTTCGGTACCGTGCACGGGGTGAGTCGGCGTCATCATCGCGCGCCGTTCCTTGACCGTCATCCCCAGCGGCTTGATAAACACATCCTGATACTTGGCCTGTTCGGCGTCAACGCTATTGTTGATCTTGCGCACGGAGTTCACGTAGTTGCGGTAGGACTGACGGGTGACGATGGTTCCACGAGCACCCTTATAGTAACCGACGCTCGCCTTACGGAAATAGGCTTGCTTCTCAAGCAGTTTCTTAAGCCGGTCACCTGACATCCTAGAAATGGTGTCCTTACCCACACGAGGGTCATACTCCATCCCGCTAATGTCGATACCGTAGTCCCCTTTAGCCATACGCTTGATCTTACGAGTCACCAGTGACTCAGACTTCATCGCCGCCTTACGCAATGCGATAAGTTCGTCCTTGCTGTACCTCATGATAAATCCTCCCCGCCCTCCCTATGGAGGACGGGGAGGACTCTAGCAGCCAGCGACTAGGCGACGTCAGACCAGCGTCAACTTGTAGAAGCGGTTCTTACCGCTCCCCTCCTCAGTCACCCTCACCTTGAGCGGAGCAGGCCACTGGGAGGGCTCTCCCAGCAGGGTGAGGATGCGCTTGGCGGCGTTGAAGATAGGCCCGGAGAAGGCCTGGTAGGCGTCGCCTGAGGGGGTGATGAAGATGGTGCGCACCGCGGGCTCGATCTCGCCGGTCTTCTCGTTGACGAACTCCGTGGACTCGATGACCAGGTCCGCGATCTCGAACGGCTTACCAGAAAGGTCGGAAACAGGTTTGGCGTCGTTGACGGCGTTGAAAATCTTCGCCTTAGTCTCAAAGTCATCACCCTTAACGGTGGTGAAAATACCGTTAGTGGCGGACATTCCGGCGAGCGGGTTGGCGGCAGTGCTAGTGGTGATCTCGGTGCTCATTTGGTCTTCCTCCTAGAAGAGTGTCTTTTGATTGCCCTGTCCCTCAGTTTCTGTAGGGGCTGGTACCGCTAGGAACAGGGGTTTAGCGGTCCAGAAAACTAGCAGAGAAAGCATCTCCTGCTCGGAGGGCTTCTCATCGTAACCGTAGATCACGGTTGTGGGCTGACGTCCCTTAGGCTTGAAACTAACTACCGTGGCGTTAATGTCAACCCTATACGAGACGGTCCCGTATTCACATGTGTAGAACGTCTCCGATACGGTTGAGTACCTGATAACCCTGAACTTATGAGGGTCCAGTTGCTCATCGATCGCCAACCAGTAAGAGATATTCGGGACTAGAGTCTCATTCAACTGTTGAACCACGTCAACTTCCTCGGATGATCCTCAATATGACCAAACTTCTCAACCAACCTTCTAGCAGACATCCCATACTGCGACGCAAACACCTGCCTATCACTCACCCTAGCAGGACACCCACCAGGCACCCACTGGCCCTCAACCTTCTCGATCACAAGATTCCCCGACCAGAGCGGTCCCTCGTGCTCCCTAATGTCCTTCTCAGACAGACCACAGTTCATAATCAATCCCTCCCGGTGAACAGATTCTATCTACAGCGTTGTCAACGGAATCGCCGGCATACACCATTTTGTTTCCAATGTATACGGTAATCACAGTTCCCGGATATCGATAATCACCTCCAACTTTTCCAGCGGCGACCTGAACTGACTGTACGCCCGATCTATCGCCACCCCCAACCTCTCCAACCTGTGATCGCAATTCACCAATTCCAGGAACCGCGCCGTCGCAACGAACGACCATGACCTAAACAACTCCTCCCCATCATCCAAGATGATGAACTCTTCATTTCTCGATCTGAACATCAGCCGCCGCCATAACCGTTGCCGCTATTACATCCGCTCTAAACTCTTCATTATCAGAATTAAGAGGTGAAACTGTGTAACTAACACCATTCTCACTAACGATGAAGTAAATGGGTCGTGGATGCTCACCAATCCTAATTGCAGTATCCGTATCAGACGGATGCATACAATTCACTAGATGGTAGTCAATTGACAATCGCTCAAGTATATTAATGAGGATCAACAATAACCTGTATCTCTTACTCATCACCACTCCTAAGAATCGCCACAAACTCATCCGCAACCATCTCAGCCAAATACGACTCGCCCTCACCTTGAACCGCCTCAATAGACAGAACATGCTCCCCAAACCCCGTCCGCTTACGATTAACAATCGCAACAAACTCAGCCGACGCATCCTCCGTCCAAATCTTCAACGCGTTCCCCTCAAACTCCATCGAAGGCGAATAACCCTCATCAATAAGAGTATTGAACGTGTTCGTGATTGCGGTTCGCGTGACCTGCTCAATATCCATCATTCCTCTCCTCCCGCCCCGGTG